TTATCGTTGCGGAATATTTAAATACCAACGTTTGTCATGGAAATCTTGCGCACCGCCTCTAGTGTTCCCTTCTGGATCATTCGTTGCCCGCATCATGACATAGACTTTCTTATTAGGGAAGTTGCGCATGTTAAAAGATACATGATAGCCAACGTTTCCAGATGTCCCATACGCTTGATTTACATCTGGTCTATAAATTCCGTCAGCTCTTACTCGAGCTAATTCTTTTCCAGTATTGTAATCCATAATGAAAATATACTCGTATTGATAGTTAGCAATATGCCAACCAGCAACATGCAAGTTTGCATTTTCGATTTCCCCAAACTGATCAATGTGGGCGTAATTCGTTCCATCTGTCAGTGTAGGATTTGCTGCACCTGCTCTAGTTGGATCAATGACTGGTTTATCATCTGAAGTAGTTGGATTTTCATCGGTAAATCCATGAGCTAAATCATATGCTAATTTTTCTTTACTTACGCCCATTTCAGAAAGATAACCGTAAGGATCTGTATGATCGCCCCAGATATTTTGTGTTACCCATAAATGCGATTTGATTCCTGGTTGGTTATAAGGCGTGTCCAATGTTAATGGAATACCATATTTCATTGCTGAATCTCTAGCCAATTCAACGTATGCCTTGTAGTTTTTCTCAAACGTTGCTTTATCATGTGTGTGTTGTAACTCAATCTGCACAGGACTGTTGGCATTAGCATACGAACCAGCACCGTACTGTACATAACCAGGTTGACCGACTTGATAAACAATTCCGCCGTCTCCCACAATATAAGCAGTATAAGCGCTAGTCCATGAACGTTGCATATACTGCGCTTCATTGCGTCCTGTTGCTGTTTCATTAGCCGTTTCATGCAGTAAAATGTACTGATTATTTGCTACTTGTGAGCTACCTTCATTTACACCCAAATTAAATTCATTGTTAATCGTATAGGCGAACCCATTAATTGGCAATAAAAAAAGAGCCATTAATAGGCTCATCGCAGTAATAGTAATTTTCTTTTTCATTTGTTTCCTCCTATTTCTTCAAATTATATGCCGACACACCAGTGATAACGCCTAAAAATGTTGCTGCTGCATTGATAGTCAGAACTGTCATATCTGTTCCATTCCATCCATATGCTTTGCCTAATGTTGCAACTAATACAGATGTAGCCGGAAGTACCGTAAGTACCGCCCACTTAATGATTTGATAATATTTATCAGGTAAGATCATCTTTATTCATCTTCTTTCTATTTTTATCGAGATGTTTCCCTAAATAAAGTTTTAATTTGTTGTGTGTGTTCTACCAATTTTTCTGCATGTGTATCTAATCTTTCATCGTGTTTCTTTAGTTCTTCATGAATCATCAATCGATCTGATTTGCTCGATTCTAAATCTTTTGTTAATAGTTCCAAGTTGTAACTCACTTGTGATAGTGTTTTCGTAATTTTTGTAAATGATGCAACAATCGGTCTAATTACTAATAAAATCAAAGAAACGATAGCGGTTATTGATCCTGCTATCGCTCCCCATTCCCCTAAATTAATCATGTGACAACTCCTTGAATCAAAATAAAAAGCACATCAATTAAGATGCGCTCTCTTCTTTGCTAATGATTTTATCTGCTTCTTCGTCTGTAATACACAATGGCACAAACTCACGAACCTGTTCTTCTGTAAAACAGCCCCAGTCAAACATCATTTTCACATCGCTAAAACTAAACATACTACTCACCTCCTTCTGATTCTGGATTTAATTGCTTTTTAATTTCTGCAATATCCTTGCTGTTTTGAAGCGAAGCAAGCATTGTCTTTGAATTGATTTGTGCTAAACTATCAGCTTTTTCTTTCAATGCAGTGTTTTCCTGTTTAATTGCTACATCGTTTAGCATGAGTTTGGCATTTAGCTGTTTTAGGTTGTCATTTTCATGTTCCAGAGCCTCGTACATCGCTTTGAGATTGTTTAAATCGTTGTGATCTAGTGCGTTCGCTAAAACAATCCATTGGTTCAGTTTAGGATCAAACATCTGATCAGCGATTGTTAACGGTTCGCCATCAGCTCGAACCCCTTCAAGTGGAGGCTGATCTGTGTAAGGAATGGATACAAGCATATCGTCCAATACTTTTCCTGCGTACTCTCCGCCAGTACGTCCGTATTTCCAAATGTTTTTCATTCGTTTCACTCCTTTAATCTAAGATTCTATTTCCATAATGTGCAGCGTGTTTATTTGAGAAAAATCTAGCTTCTTACCATCCTGAGTTTCAAAAGTGATATTGAAGTACTCTCCTTTTTTCAACGCGAAAATTCTACTAAAGTGAAGCCCATGCTTCCATTGCAATGCAGTTCCATTTATACCAACACCACCTGCGAAACCAATAGAACTAGTTTGAGCATCGTCTTTATAAAAAGTAATATAACCATACTGGCCAGCTGTTGATCCGCCAAACTGATATCTAACTAACCCTTCTACTAACAAAGTACAGTCTCGATTAGCTGTGGCTTGCCAATTTCCAGAATTCCAAGTCAACGGATTCTCTTTCATGGATCGATTCAATTTTGCTCCAATAGTGGTTGCTACTGGTCCAATAATTAACCGAGCTTTATTAGAAATTCCAGTTTGTTCAGTTCCTGTTGAATGCCACGCTTCATAAGGCAACGGCTTTTCTTCTACCAGTACATTTTTTCCATTAACTAGAGGGGTTTCTAAAAAATTCTTAGTTCCATCTACAGATTGTGGCTCAGTTAAGCTCACAGAATCATTCAAGCCTTTTTCAGTATATTCAGCTGTGATGTCCCAACTGTAGTCGTTCGGATTGTTACTGTCTTTCAAGCCTTCACCGAAGTATTTAAACTGACTAATATTAGGGGTTCTGGTGTCGCCTTTTTCTAGTTTTGCCCATAAAATAGTACATTTACCGTTAGGAACTTGACTTTCTGGGGGGAGTTGATAAATTACCACCTTTGCCCCACTTCCTATTGGTTTAGATATTTTAGCACCGCTAGACCATGACCACACGTCTGTTAAGCCTTCAACTGGTGTAAGATGTCCTTGAAACTCGGTTGCTGCACCTGTGGTTGTTTGAATATACATACCAAATTGCTTGTTAGCTGGTTTTGTTCCTTGTATTGTAAAAGTTAATTTATCACCATTATTAATTGTTTTATTAATATCAAATGAACCAATTAAGTAATTAGAATTATCGTAATTTTTTGATGTAATTATATTTTCACCCAAAGCCACCTTACTCAAATAATATGGAGCATTGAGTAGATTAGGTTGGTATGGCGTAGCTATTGTACCAATTTCTAACTTAACATCATAGCTGACACTAACCGTTCCTTTGTCTTCACTGTTAACTGAGAATATTTGAACATAACAATTTTTCATACCAGTTAAATTAGCTTTTGTTGTCCCAGTAAATGTATGAGTGATCATTTTATCGCGTTCTACATTTGCTGGTAGTAATACATTAATGGGTAGTTCTGTACCACCAGATTCATTGAAATATCTAACCCTAGCCCCTATAGTATTGGTCTCCCCAGTCCAATCTGAACCAACACTCATAGTAACAGTTAATGCGTACGGCGTAGATGGTCGTAAAGCAGTTATAAGATACCTATTATTAGCTTCCGCTGTGCGCGGAATACCTAAGCCAAGCGATAATACGTCGCCGGCATCAGCTGTTCTAGTTTTAGTATGAGTTATAACTCTTTTAACACTATCTTTAACTGTATCTCCATTAGCTAACAAAGACCCAACCCACGGGTCTGTAATATATGGCATTAAATTCGGATTCCCACTATAATCATAGTCCCCGAAGTCGATGCTGTTACTGTACATCTTTTTCAGCTTGCCGAGGTCGCCGATTTGCTGATTCGTTTGATCAATACGATTATTTACCTTATCAATATTAGTATTGAGAGTTGCGACATCTTGATTGGCTTTCGTGATTTTGTCGTTTGTGTCTTTTAATTTCGCATCAATCTGCGTTTCGGATTCCGCAATTTTCTGTTCAATCTCTTGCTTTCCATCAGCTAGAATTTTTTCGATTTTATCAATGGTCTGACTGAAACCATTGAAATAATAATCTTCTAGTTCTGGCGTACTATCATCGATTGGACTGCGTTTGATATAAAAAGTAAAACGACCAGCTGTATCTAACGAGCGGTCGTTTGGAAAATCAATATATACGCTACCTTCTACTTTACCGACATATCCTAAAATATTATCTTCTAATACGATAAATACAATACCATTCACAGGATCTTCTACCGTAGCTAGATAGTCATGTTTACCATAACCACCTTCTGCCGTTGCAGATTTGAACATCAAGCGAATCGGAACAGTTGTCCCTTCGGGTAAGCTTTGAGGGATGCCGTTTTTCCGAACTAACTTCATTCGAAGCTTAGCTGTTCCTCGATCATGCGACCAAAAAACAACATTCGTCCTGTTTGGACTAGTGGCTTCTGCTTGAATCACAATGATCGATTCATTTGTTTTATAAACCATTAACTTAACACCTGCCCTCTGGATATAATTAGCCCATTGCCACTGATGCTTGTTGGTGTAGTTGCAAATGCTGTGGAAGCCGTACCTCTAACTGTAGCATCTTCACATTTAATACCGATGTTATTTCCTGAACCAGTTAGACCTGCTAATGCTTCTGACATAAGCCTTACACGCAAAGCGACATCTTGATTAATAAATGTAGTATTACCATACATGTTTAATTTCGATACGCCACCAACATAAATTGCATTGTATCCCAAAGATTTTGTATTCTCAGAAAATTTACATTTATTTATCGCCATATAGCCAGATTGCTCGTTCATGATTCCGTAGCGGTTACCACTTGGATCTATCGGAGCGTTTACAGTATCAACTATTTGAATACCAGAAATCTGTGTGTAACCTACACACGTGGTTGTCGCTAAACTCCTTACTCTTACTGGCAAATCTGAAGTTAAGGGGTTTATATTACTTATATCATTTATTGGTTTAATCATTAAGGAACGATAAGATAGCCCATTAATTACCACGTCTTCCAAATAAGCACCATCATCAATCCAAATAGTGATCGGAGCAGTAGTTATCAACGGAATGGTATTCACAGCCGTTTGGATAGTAGCATAGGGTTTTTCTTCTGTGCCATCACCAGTTTGGTCACTTCCGTTTTTCGAAACATAAATATCGATCGGTTCGTTATATCCGCCGATAATTTGTTGGACAGAGCTATTCAGCTGGTCTAACTCTTCTTTTTGATTGGATGCATCATTTGAAAGCTGACTGATTTCTTCGTCCGATTGATCTTCATGCGCTTTTAAACGAGCTTGTAGTGTTTCAAAGGTTTCTCCTCTATTGTTTACTCTCGCATCCACTACTTCGTTAGGAGAATCACCGCCTGAATGAAGCACGAGATTATCAATACGACTATTCGTTGATTTGTGCTGCTCGTCTAAATTTTTTTCCAAATTTTCTAAGTAGTCCACATTGTCATTGAATGTTTGTTTCCACTCGTTGGAAATTCGGTTATTCTTCAATTTTTCTAATTCCAACTAAATCACTCCTTTTTTCGTTAGATTAGCGAGAATTGCAGTCATTGTTTTCTTTGTGTTGCTCAATGTGATTTCTGGTGGCTTATTTGGTATCGCTGGATACGTCTTGATTCCTACTACTTGAATATAGGTATTGACACCTAACGGCTCATAGACAAACGCCACGTAATCGCCCTTATTAGGCTCTACACGCCATTTCATAGTAACTGTGCCAGTGATTGTTGGATAGTCTTGCAAGTCTTGTTTCAAACGTTCTAGCATGTTCCCTGAAACGGTGTAACGATCATCACTAACTGGACTTTGGACACGTATACCCCATTTTTCCGACTGCTTACTTGTATATGTGATTGGCGTGAAGTAGTAAGTGTCGTCTTCTTTTTTCTTGCCAAATCCTTTTATCTGTGTTTTCAAATTCAAAGTATCAATATCAAATTTCACAGAATCGGTATTGTATTTGTAGCGTATTTGTTCTTCAGTCTTTTTACCATATTCTGAACGAGGGAAGAAAGTAAGGTTTTTGTTGTCCGGAATCACTATCGCATCATAGTCTTTCAAAATTTCTTCAACCAGTTTCAAATAGTTCCCATTCCCGAAGTTTTCTTGTTCAACTGGCAAAAACTTCTTGTTCGGATCTACAACATTCCATGTAAATCCACGGTTATCAGGTTTGAAAACATGCGCTAGCAGTTGGTTGATAGAGCGTGTTCCTGTGATTGTGTCGTACTGAAAGCCATCTTGCATGGTGTAGTAAATGTGCGTGGCTGTAACTGTTTTTGTGATTGCTACCCCTTCGGCAGAAACGCCCATTTGTTTTACGATAAACTCTTGTCCATTGAAAAATACTGAATTTTCGTAATCGACTAAATCAAAAGCCAATTCATTGAATTTTGTTTTGACAATAGTGAACGAAATTTCCCACGTTTCGTTCTCTTGCCAATTTTCAGTAAATGTACTTTTATCGTAGTCAGTCAATATTTCTTTTTTTGTTTTCTCGTAGTCTTGGATAAAAATATCTTTCAAATTCCCACCTACTTATACAAAAAATTGAAGTCCCATTTTGACTCCACTCTAGTAACATTTTGTATTTCAATTTCATTCGTTCCAACCGCTAACGTTATCAAACCTAAATTCGTGTCAATTCCGCAATTTACACCGTTCAACTTCGGATAAACACGGTCTAAAGTCAAAGTTTGGCCTAGCAACGTAGAAAACTCCGGATAGTAGATGAATCGTTCCCCTGTCGTTTTGTTGAAAATAGTCACGTTGCCTTCTGATTCACCTTCCAAAGTGATTTTTAGAGCATGTTCACGTGGATCAATAGCAAAATCGCCAGCATTATAAATGATAAAATTACTGGTTCGGTGCGTATACTTATAATCTTCCGCAACTAGACCTTGTGAAAATTGCCATTCATTAGACAGTGAAAAATCCGATAACGTGGAAGCCATCGATTCGGAACAACCTCTAAAAACAGTGAAAGTCGCCTTGTAAGTTGCATATCTTAGACCAACTTCATTCACTTCTACTGAGTTAGGACGGACAAAGTATTTTTTGCCCGGTTCTCTATCTGTAAAAACATAATATCCTTCGTCATCGAATAGAAACGCATATAATTCAGTTTCTTTTAGTTGATAGTCATACATATTTTTGAATTCAGCATAAAATTCCACTTCGATAGTGAACGATTTGAAACTTTTTTCGACTTCTCTCGAACCGTTTGACCCTGAAAATTCTTGGTATTCTACATTTAGTTGTGGTGCTTTTCGTGCAAAAGAAATACACTCTATGCCCAATTTTTCTTTTAGAGATACTATCTCTTGATTTTTTATGAAGCGAAAATCGATTAAATAGCCATTCACTTTATCCCTCCTAACCTGTTGTATATAGCGAACGTTTCAACTGGTTACCTAAGTATCCGTTTGTATTGTCTGCAATTGCTTTACCATCAAGTTTGACACTTGTGTCTTTTGCTAAAAGTTTAGATAGCAAGTTATTCTGCTGAATCATCAGTGAAACTAATGTTTCTAACGTTCCGCTCGAATCGCTACTATTATTTACGCTTTTTGGTTTTACTCCTAACTTATCTTGAGCAATCGCAAGCAACTGCATCGCTCTTGATCGTTTAGCCTTATCTAACGGAATAATAATTTCTGGCTTGTTTCCTTCTGCGATTTCCGCAATTTGATGTTGGTTTACAATTCCACCGTTTGCGTAACCATGACCACGATAGGCATTTGTTAGTGAGCCATATCTTGATAGTGCGTATCTGATTGAAGCTAAGATGTTAGATAGTGGGTCAAAAATATTGCTGTTGAATCCTGGCATTGCATACTGTCTGAATGTTGGGTCAATCACTTGGAGCAACCCTTTTGATGGTGTTCCATTTTTGGCGTTAATATCCCAATTGTTAACTGCATTAGGATTACCATTTGACTCTGTACGCATTTGATTTAGTAATGCATTTAAGTTTGCAGTACTGTATTGACCGGTCATTTTCAACGCTCTAATTGCTACATTGCGCCATCTTTCTACCCCACTGCCTCCCACGCTATCTCCTGAAATTTGAGTGTTTTGTGGGTCTTTCACACCGTTCAAATGCACATGATCATAGTGATCTCCATCGGGCCATGGTCTCCAATCATTGTGAATACCTGTACCTGATTGTCCTGAACGGTCACGAACCTTGCCATTTGTGATAACATAGCCGATTTTGTTTGCAAACTTCTCAAATGCGTAATTGGCTGCTTCTGTGTAGCGTGGCGAGCCTCCTGTGACACCAGGTAGTGCAATATCAATGGCATTACGTTTACCATGCGAATAGGGGTCACCTGGTCTATACCCACTAGTTGCCACAAAGCCTGGAAACTTCTTCATTACTGCAACTGCAACGTCCGCCAAGTATTTGTAAACGCCTTGCATGCCCATTGAAGTGTCTAAACTGCCACTGCTAAATAGTTCTGTGATTTTGTTCGTCAATGCTTCGGTAGCCTTGCTTAGAATACCTTTACCAACATCTAAAGGATATTTGACAAGCCCTTCCAGTACGCCAAGACCATTTAACACTTTCCTAGCCAACGCTCCCGGATCTGTTACAAAATCCCATACATCGCCGACTACATCTTTCAGCTTGTTTCCAACATCTCCAGCAAATCCTTTGACGTTGTTCCATAGATTTCCGAAAAAGCCTGTACCTTTGGCGTATCTATATCTTGGTGCTTTGTTTCCAGTCATATAAGCTGTTTCTTCAGCTGTTAGAACGTGTGTGCCTTTTGGTGCATTCAACACTACATTTCGCCCTCGCGGGATAAATGCTTGTCCGTTAGGTGTGATTACCGCTTCAGCACCTCTACCGTCATTTACCATCATAGGACCGCCCGGATGACCTCCGTTTGGTGTTCCTTTTGCGTATTGTGGCACTTTCCATTCTTTGAGTTTGTCAGCACCCAGTTTTTCTAGTACCCATGAAGCTCCATGGATGATTGCGTTAACTGGTTTACCTATCGCTTTAAGTGCTGCATTGAAAATACTTTTGAACGCATCAACAATGGCATTTTTACCGCCAATAATGGCATTCTTCATCTTCGTCGGTAGTTCTGAAAACCAATTGAATACCGTATCGATACCTCTACGGAATGTGTCTTTGATACCGTTCCACAAGTTACCAATTACATTAGAAACTTTGTTCTTCAATTCAGTTGCTTTGTTGAAAATGTTTTTTACCCAACCGACTACCTTATTCCAAGTGTCTCCAACGCCATTACTGAAGAAGTTTTTCACACCATTCCATAGGTTCTGAACCGTATTCACAACGCTGTTCTTCATTTCAATGAATTTATTGCCAATCCATGAAGCCCATTCTTTTATTTTTTCCCAAAGCCACTGCAACACGCTCCACAACATTTTGTAGTATTCCACCAAATTATTGATAACGCTCATAACTACGTTTTTCACAGCTGTAAAAGCCGCATTGACTATATTTCTAAATGTTTCAGATTTTGTATAAGCTATCACCAAAGCACCTGCTAGTGCGCCTAATGCTACACCAATCGCCACAAAAGGGGCTGCCAATGTTCCGCCAGTAATTGCCAGCAACATACTTGCTACGTTCAATGCTTTTACTGCTAATGTAATTCCGCCTATGATTCCGACAATCCATGTTAGTGGCTCTCTATTTTCAACGATCCACGTTCCAATATCTCTCAACCAACCTATAAATTGAGTAATTTTAGGAATAGAATTTTCAATCCCTTTTGTTACTCTGTTGATAAAACCAGTGATATTTTCAACGCCTATTTTTTCTATAATACTTTGTAGCCCATTTATTACAGTGGATTTCATCTGCTCCCAAGAACCGCTCAATGTGTCTGTGGAAGTGGCTGCCTTAACTGCTCCGTCATTCATACCTAACTGTACAATTGCTTGGTTGAACTCGTCGGAAGTGATTTGACCTTGTGCCATTGCATCACGGAAGTTTCCTGTATAAGCTCCGTTTTTCAACATAGCGTCTTGTAACAGTCCTGAAGCACCCGGTATCGCATCTGCTAATTGATTCCAGTTTTCAGTTGTTAGTTTCCCAGCTCCTGCCGTCTGCGTTAGCATCATGGCAACGGATTTGAATGTATCACTAGAACCGCCTGCAACGGCATTCAAGTTACCTGCCGCCTTGGTTAGTTCTGTATAGTTAGGAATCCCATTAGATGCCAATTGTGCGGTTGTGTTCAGAATTTCTTCTAAACCATAAACCGTCTTATCGGCGTAGTCTTTCATTTCTTTTTTCGAGTTTTCTATCTGTGACTTCCCAAAGTTAGCAAACTCCATGGTTTTGGAAAACTTCATCAATGAATCCGATGCGTTTACTGCTTCGCCAACCAAGCCTTGCACGCCACTTACTACACTGCTAATAGCGTTATGCGCTAATCCAGCAACTGCACCAAACGAAAATGCGCTTTTTAGCGAGCCTAATTTATCTTTTAGCCCATCCAGTTTCCTAGCTGACCTTGTGGACTTGTCGCCAAAATCTTCTATTTTTTTTCCTGATTGATCGCTGGAGCTTTTGAGTGCTTCTAATTGCCTGCTAGATATTTGGCTTTGTCGTTCTAACTTTTCTAATGCCCTTTTTGCATCTTCGGTTTCATCTGCTGAATCGCCAAACTCATCAGCCATCAGTTTCACAACTTTGCGCTGTTCTTCGATAGCTTTCTCGGATAATTCCGTTTGTTTGGCTAGCCCTTTTTGTTTTGCTTCAAACGCACCAGATTCATCACCAGCGGCTTTCAACGCTTTGACTTCGGCGTTCATTTGTCGTTCATTTTCTTTGATTTCATTAGATAAATCATTGACGGCTGTTTTGGAATACACCAATTCTTTTTTTGTGTCGTTCAACTGGCGACTGTAAGCATTATATTTTGCGGTAGCATTGTTTATCTGTGTGTTAAGGTTAGCAACTTGTTTCGATTCTTCGCCATACTTGCTAATCGCTTCATCACGGCGCTTTGTTAATTCTCTTACTTTGGCGTTTTGCCCTTCCATAACCGTAGACAAGTCTTTCGTCTTTTGACTAAGTGCTTCGTATGAACGTCCTGCTGAATCATAAGCCTTTAGATTGGCACGCATATTCGACTCAGCTTGTTTGACTTTCGCATTGATTTCGTCCAGCGTGTTACCAAAACTAGTGCTATCTAAACTAATCCCTAGCTTGATATTTCCTGCCGGTTGTCCTTTTCCTGCCATTATTTACCTCCTTCCTCAAGTTTTACCAAGTCTTCAGCCGATAAAAATTGTTTGATGAAATCAGCACCATCTACATATTCTTCGCCACTCTCCACTTCTCCAAAAAGGTGTAACAAATAATGATAGTCGGCTTCGTCCACATCTCTCATCGTCCAACCTGCTTCGATTAAATCTTTGTAGATTTGATCCATTGCTTTCCTAGCTTCAGAAAAACTTATCTCTTTTTGCTCGCCATCTGCTTTTTTTCATTGTTTCCCAGTTCATTGATTTGTTCAAAAACACTTTCTAATGCCGGTACTAACTCGCTCGCAGTCAAACCGTCTAAAATAGCATCAAATGTAACTGCTGGATCTTGGAAAATATCTGCTGTAATTGCAATCATTGAATCAATTGCTTCTAAATCAGTTAGGTCTGCTTTTTCCGCTTTCTCGTAAAATTTGATACACTCACGCATTGCACGTGCGGAAATATCTTGTTGTTTGAATGTTTTTTTCTTTCCGTCAAGTTTCAATTGCAATTCAATCATTTGTTTTCCTCCTTGTTTTTACAAAAAATAAGGCTAGCCAAAAATGGCTAACCTTGTGTATCAATTTTTGGTTCTGGTTCTTTTGGTGTCCCTGTATCTGTCATTGGTGCAGATGCAGGGTTAACTACTCCACCGCTTTGTTATTTACCAAGTTCTTGAATTTATCCAAAGTCATCGTTTCTGATTCAACGGCAGTCATAAATACATAGCCACGTTCATCAGAAATGAATTCCCCTTCGATAGAATCGGTTTGCAATTCTACCCCTTTGTCTTCAGCTGTTTTCATGTCGATATCTGGATGACTGAATTTTCCTTTTGTCAATCCCATGAATAAGCGTTTTCCTTCTTTGTTTGCTGTAACCATGACTACCGACACGTAAGGCGCTTCAGTTTCTGAACCAATTACATTTGCATCTTCCACGGTTTTAGCACCAATGATTTCGCTGTAAATGCCGTTATCCATTAAGTCTGCCACGTCAAGCGTAACTTTTGGCGACGAAACCCCTTTACTTGCAATGAAGAATGGTACGTTTGAAGCGTATGTTGTGTTAGAAGTTGCGCCTAATCCAGTAATTTTAGCTTCGATCGCTCCGCCTTTCGACTTATCTGCTACTAATTCTTTTAGAGTGCCGCCTACACCTGTTTTTACGCCAAAAATGACGCTCTCAAATCCTACTGTTGCCATCTATTTTCTCTCCTTTTAATTTAGTGAAATATTTGCTACATATCGTTTGATAATCCGCTTTGCACCTTCCAAGTCCTCGTCATCTGTTTGTTCCGTGTATGCGCATTGCCAACCATTCCCCCTCATAACCTCATCAAGGGCAAAATAAAAGGCATCAACCTCTTTCATGGTTGACACCCATACATCTACCTGTACGTTAAATTGAATGGTCAAAGGATTGTTGCTTGCAAAATCTTCATAGTTGCCGGATATCTCTGTAATTCTGCCAACTGGAAGGCTAGGTACTGTTTGAGCTGATTCCGGAACACTATTGGTGTAAAAATCAATGTTCTTTGTTTTTTCATTGCTATTCAGAATTGAATAGACTTGTGATACTGCCGTTTTCAAAGTCCTAGCCTCCTTTTTACTTCGTCAGCAATGATTTGTGTTACTTGTTTTTCGATTTGCTTTTGTGTTTTTTGTACAAAACCTTTTGGACGTTGTTTGATTGTTCCGAACTCGATAAAGTGCATCCGCCAAGAAACATCTTTGTCATAGCCGACTTCTATCAATCCGTTTTTTACCGAGCTTGTAACCACATGGTTCTTAGCATGTTCTTGCATATACGAACCACGTTTACCGTTTGACTTCGTTCCATCCCAGTAAGGTGTGTTTTGTCGTAACTTTTCTTGAGCGTACTCCCCAGCTTTCCTAAGTGCTGGGCTTTCCACTCGTTGAACGTTTGCTTTTACTTCCCTAAGCGCTTTGTACACTTCGGTTGCATCGACTTCTACACTCATTTTTGAACCTCTTTCGCAATGACAGTGGTGAAATCTTTGGCAAACTCTCCTTTGGTGATCGTGATAATCTCAAAAGTTTTGCCTTTCCACTTCACTTTCATGTCGTTTTCGAGTTCTACTTTTTGCTGATAGCGGATAATAAACGTTAACGTCCCCTCAAGAACCGTCCCGATTGAAGCTTTGACATCGCTCAAGCGTTGTGTTTGAACACAAGCCCAACATGAAAAAACAGTCTCAGGTGTGGTGACCAGCTGGCCGTCCTCGTCCTTGACTATCGTATCCTTTATAAAGTCAATACGTTGACTTAGGTCACTCGTCTGTATTAACGCCATGATCTAACCCCCTCAACTGATGAATCAAAGCAGTCACTCCAAACGGAATTTCATTCAGCGCCTGCGTAGAAGTACCTACTCTGTTTTCGTACCAGTTAGAAACAAGCAACGTCACAGCGTAATCAAAGCGTTTATCAGCAGTCATTTCTACCTCAATCGAGCCTAAAATGAATTCTTCTGCTGTTTTTTGGAGCATTGCGAGTAAATCATCATCCAAGTCATGATCCACTCGCAAAAAGTTTTTCAACTCGCTTAATTCCATTTACTCACCGCCTATTCAGCAGTTACGGTAACTTCACACACCGCAGTTTTTTCGTTTGCAGTTGTTGCAGTGATTGTTGCTGTACCAGCTGCAATACCCGTGATTTTGCCTTGAACCGGCGTTACTGTGGCAATTTCCTCATCGCTAGAACTGTATTTAACCGATTTGTCCGTTGCGTCAGCTGGCAAGACAGTCGCTGACAGTGTTTCTGATGCCCCCACCGCAAGCGTAGTCGTTGTTTTGTTTAACGTTACGCCGGATGGGTCTATGCTTTTGGGCCCAGTGTTACGTAAAAGCCTGCAGCAGTGTCGGCTACTTCAACATCGAAACGAACAAAGCCAGCTAATAGTTGACCATATACATCATTGTCTACCCAACGTACTGAAGCTTGTTGACGGTCAAAGAATTTAACAAAAAGTGAAGGGTCGCCTACGAATGCTACCTTATTGCCTGCAGCAGTACCAATAACATCATCAGCCATTACAACAACTTCACGCCCTAATAGTTTGTAACCCGAAGCAACTGTAACGTCTTGTTGTAACAAGTAACGTCCGTCATTGTCTTTCATTTTGTCTAACTCGTTGAAGAAGCTTTGAGAAGCAATGAATTTCACGTTGTAAGCTGGGTCAATCGTTACATTTACAATATCTTTCAAACCATCAATATCAGTCACTGTTTTCGCTGTTGCTGTTTGTAATTTTTTAGCGATTTCAGCGTTAGAAGTATTCAAAGATTGACGTTGGATATGTTCAGCGACCAAACCGCCTAGATCGATATCGGAATCGTCTAATGCTTCTTGAGAAACTGGAATGTATCCACGGTAAGTGGCAATTTCGTAGTTTACTTTTGTAAATTCAGGTTTAGCTAACTCTGGGTTTTTAATCAATTCAGCCACAGAGGTCATTTTATTTTTGTTAGCTCTCAAAATTGGATATGATCCTGTACCTGTTGTTACTGGCACACGTCCTACGTGTTGACGTAAGTCGACAACTGTTTCGGGTTGTTTTTCTGGTTTAGTGATACGGTCAACTGGAATAACTGCTTCTGCTCCGACTGTTGTCAATCCGTCGCGTTTTTCTCCTTTTGTACGAATGAATTGATTGATTGAGCGTGTGTATGTTTCTTTTTTGTCGTTTAGGATAACTTCCATTGATCTTTTCTCCTCTTTGTCTTTTTTGTCGATCGGATTTGTGTTGCTTGTTGGTTCTGTAATTTCTTGTTTTTCTGGTTGTGCTTGTTGTTCTTTAGGTTTAGCTTCTTGAATTTCAGTTGCTTTTGTTTCTTCGTCCAACTCTTTCAATTCATCAGCTAAATCTTTTTTCAATTGGTCGTCTGTTTCTTTCGATTCTTTTGCTTCTTTGATTTTTGCTAATAAGTCCTTAGCTGTCTCTAAATCGCCTGAATCCAGCGCCTGTTGCGCTTGTTCTTTCAATTTCTCAATATCCAATGTGTTCACTCCTTATTTTTTTGTATAAAAAAAAGAACCTCTAGTAATTTAGAAGCTCTAGTTCTATCTCTAATTTTCGTTTTTCTTTTTCGTCGATTACTCGTTTCAATGATCGTTGCGCTAAGACTGCATCCGTTCCTTCGTAAGCTGGGATCGAAACAATCGATATTTCGAATAATTCATCGATCTTATTTAGATTGCGGATATACATTCCATCTTGATTTTCCCACGTTTGAGAATCATCTTTTACGGCAAAACCGAACGAACATTCGTTGATATCACCACGTTTTATGGATTCGTACAAATCGTTGGCGTAAGAAGTATTTGGCAGTTGACATCTGAAATGAAGTCCTACGGCATCCACTTCCAACTCTAGCGTTTGCGATGACGTTCTTCCTAAAACCATACTTGAATCATGATCGACAAAACAGCGAACATCTGATAAATCGGTCGTATCCAACGCTTGTGGCGAAATTATTTCTTTGAACCCGCCAAGGTCTCTGCTCAACGAATTGAATTTCATTGCGTAGCCCTCAATCGTTCGATTGTCCGTTGACTGGATTTCCGCTAAACTCCGAATTTCCATTTCCACTATTCCCACCCCCTTTCGCTGTGGTTTTCGTGTACAAAACATCTCCATTAGGAATGCTTGGCAATCCGTAATAATCTCTGACCTCATTAATCAGTAGATAACCGTCTCCGCCGTTGCCATCTTCCATTGCTTTATTCATTCTAGAAGCCTTGTCTTGCCCTGTAAGCGTAGAGAAGTCAAGTTCTACATTAATACCTAACTTGATTGCTAACTCGTCTGTAATCATCTGTGAGAGTGCCCTAAGCGTACTAGAAACGTAGGAATCGTTAGCCGAATCGTCTTTGGTATTGACTAACTCCATACCAAAACGTGACAAAGGAATGCCGAACGCTTTAGCAATTTGTTTTGTCGAGTACACGTTGTTTTGAATCATCTTCAAAATATCCGTATTTAGCTCAAACTGTTTGAATTCCTGTGTATCGTCTAAAACAATTACGCTATTAGCGTTTGAAGCACCGCTGTTTACTTCTTCAAAGTCTTGCTTAATTTGCTTTTTAGCCTTGTTATTCAGCGTACCTTTATTGAGCTTCAAAACTCCGCCTGCTTGAATCCCCTTTTTGAAGAAGGAGCTTAGCATTTTGTTCCCATTGTCGAGCATGGAAAGTTCTGTTTTGAGTGCATCCAATGGACTGATACCGGTTTTTCCGTTTACAGTTATATATTTGAAGTGCAACATCTCGCTAGAATCAACACGGTACGAATTTCCTGCTTTGTTTGTGTACTCATACCGCAACACACCTGTCTCTAAATCTTCGTAAACGACGACTTGTGACGGTTTAGCAAACTCTAAGCTATTTTCATGAATGATCGCAAAAGCATTCCCTGACAAAAGCATTTGAGCCGTGATAGCAAACATGAAAGAATATGGTGTCATACTTGCGTTTGGGCACTTGTTCAACATGTCTAACTTTCGAATGTCTGCTTGCTTATTATCGGAAAACTTGAACTTGCTGGCGGCAATATCTCCAGCCAATATCTTTACCGCTGTAAACACATCAGACTGTTCTAGTGCCGTTTCTCCGTCAAAGTTGATGGTCGTGTTCCCATTTACAGTTGAAATGAAGTCGAGCATTGTACTCGAACGACTGGACAAGCTACGTTTTTCCGTTTGGAAAAATAAACCCATTTATTCCACCTCCTTTCAGCTATAATTCTGATTCTCGAACCAAAATAAAAACGGTAAGCATTAAACTAATGCCCACCGTCAGGAATCCGATAATCTGGTTAAACAAAAAAGCTGCGGCTATGAATGAAACTAGCCCTAAAACATACAAAATAATCACGATTAGTCTTAACTTGTTACCATCCAAAGCCATACTCGCCCCTTTCAATCAATTCATTGATATCTTCTTCATCAAAATCATGGTACATTGCCTGCGTGTAAGCATTAATCAACGCATCTAAAGGATCAATCTTATTTCTATTCATTGCCTTATCAATCATGATTGTATCGTTGTTTTCTTTGGTGATTGCGTTTCTGATTGCTCTGTTAAGCAGTGGATTGTTTGAATGGACTGTTTTTCCTTTAATAACGTCCGTTCTAAATTGTTTTGTCGGAACGTTCAAAGTTATCAGCCCTTGTCGCACTTCAATCATTTCTTTCTCGTAGAATTTCGATAGATCAGTAATAACATTACCAGCATTATACGGATCGTAAAAGATACCTTTTAGCTCAAAGTTATTACTTTCGATGAAATCAGTAAGCCAATTGACTAAATCGTGATAGTCAATCAATCCGTCTGGACTACTACTAATCGTGCAATATCCTGCTTGCTCATATTGTCGGTATGGTGTTTTGTCTTCTTTTTCTTTTGCTTCAATTCCGCCGCGATTGGCTACAAAGGAATAGCTATCAACAAAAAACTTGCTTTCTTCTCTGATTGGAATGACCCACGAAATAGAAGTTAAGTCATTCACTCGTGACAAATCGACACCGATGTAAATCTCACGCCCTGTTAAGTCCGTTTGTTTGATGTAATCAGGAGCAACGGCAGAAGTCCACTCTTCTTCGCTCATATAACTTTCTTGTGAAGATTGAACCCATATGTTGAATTCTTTAGTAAGAACGTTTGATATACTTCCTTTTGCTTTTCCTTCGTCTAAAAGTCGTTTTTTGCTTTCAGTTAGTCGTTCTTTTTGTTCTGATAGTTCCATTAATGGGTTGGACTTTATCCACATATCAGTGTCTGCTACTTCTTTAGCATTGTCCTGTTCCCAACATAGCGCTAAATACTCATCGCCTACCACTTCTTCTTTTAGCAACTTCGTTACATACTGATACTCTATTGAGTACATTGGATAGTTTAGTTTACTTGAAGCCGTTGAAATGATAATCGTTAGCGGTTCGATTTGTTGCCCCATTGACGTTTCGATAACATCCATCATTTCCGTTGTTTTAGACAGGGCATACTCATCAAAAATGCCCAATAATGTATCGAGACCGTCCAATGTATCTGCATCAGCAGACAGTGGTTTCATAAATGAATCATCTGTCGTAGTAAGCTCGTTTTGTAGAACCTTTGTAAATTTCTGGATTGCTTTACTTTTTCCACGTAAGGCTTTTAGTTGTGACTTAACCATAGTGAAAACGATTTTAGCTTGATCTCGTTTGTTAGCAGTAGCGTATATCTGTCTTGCTTGTCGTGGATTTCGTTCGTAAATTAGACAGTACAGCGCAATCCCTGAAACAATCAACGATTTTCCTTGCTTACGTGCTAGCGAAAGATAGGCTTTTCTGAAACGCTTGGTATTGTCTTTCTTTCTTCGCCAGCCCCATAACATCCCTAGAATGAATTTCTGGAATAGTGCCAACTTATTAGGCTTGCCACTCTTAGGATCTGGAAGCATTGAAATGAATTTTACAATATTTTGAGTGTATTTTGGTTCGTAGTAGTAAGGAAAGTCATCTCGCTTTGACCTCTCGATATCCTTTTTGTGTCTATCAATTGCCATCTGTATCTTCTCACAGATTAAGATATTCCCATTTTCTACTTCATCAATGTATTTTTGAACGTGATCAATCATCACTATCAACTTCGTTCATCATTTCAGCAAAAGGATCGTCTGGTTCTTTCTCCATTTCTTGTGGATTGACAATCTTTAGACGCGAGTTGATAGTCAAACCTAAGTCGTTCGTAGCGGTTTTTAGCTCTTTTGAAAAAGAATTGACTGTATCAATCAATGGATTCTTTCGTCCGTCAATCAAAAAGCCTTGTTCGTCTAACTCTTTGCTTGCTTTGTCGTACAGATACGAGTAGTTGCAGTAGCGAATCATTGTTTGTTGGTCTAGTTCTGAAATAGGCAAGTCCTGAATGTAGCGAGAGATTCTATCCCACTCTTTTTGTGCTTCTTTCAAAAGCCCGACCGGATAATTTGAAAAGTCCAGTCTGGGATAGTTGTATAGCTTTTCTTCTTCGGCTTTTTTAGCTTCAATTTCTTCTTTTGTGTAATTCTTTTTGCTTGCGTTAAGCAATTTCTTCGGCCTTCCTTTGCTCATTTCATCACTCCTATCTATTTTACAAATTTTCTAAAGGGAATTTTTTTTTGAGAAGAGAGGGCATCGATTTTCTTCGTTCTAGCGACATAGGGGGGCTTTTTTTTTATCAAAACTATTATTTAGTATATTTATATACACTTTAGGTAAAACGCCTTAGAACGCAAACTAGAGCCTTTTACGGTTATATGCCTTTTTATGCTCTTTGTTGTGGCACGACTGGCAAATACTTTCTAACGTATCGTAGTCTAACCTTTTATCCCAATCTTCTTTTACTTCCGTTTTGTGATGGACTATCGTAGCACTGGTTATTTTCCCATTTCTCAAACACTCCTCACATAGTGGTTGGTCTGCCAGCTTGCTACGTCTTAGCTTCTTCCATTGGCTTGAAGCATAGAAGCGAGCATATTTCATGTTCTCTTTGTTGTGTCTTACTTCTCTGTTATACGTCTTGTCTGCATTGCCTTTGTGTTTCTCGCAATATCTTTCGGGCAAATCTACATACTCACGACACCAAGCGACCGAGCATTTCCTTTTAGGCATTCTCGTGTACCCAACCAAGGAACCTTGTCCAGCCTTCCATCTGTTCTGCCTTGCTGTATGTATCTGCGTAGGTATTCGTATGACTGCTTTCTGTCTTTAGCACGTGAAGGACAATTTCTTCTTTTGTGTAGCTGTCAGGAAGTTTATTCTTAGAATGCATGTAGCAACGTTTCAAATGTTCGAGGTAACTCATCTATCTATCCACCTCTCTATGTTGTATTGTATATACTCGTCTTTCCAATAACCATGACCGCAATATATCAGCTTGCATTTATCCACTTCGTTTGGTGTAGCTTCTCTTAGCATTTCGACAATAGAATACTTCCCTTTCATTTGTACAGAACGCACAACACGCACTGAACAATCATCAATGGTTCGAGGATATTCATTAGTTAGCGATATATACCAGTAGTTTCTCATTATGTAGCCTCCTTTACGCAAAATAAAAAGACCACTCAATGAGTAGTCTTAAAAGATTAAATATAAGAAATCTATTTTTTATATAACCAAACATTATTTTTAAATTTTCTAGCAGGCACATATTCATTTTCCTTTGAAAGTAAGTTCAATTGAGATAACTCTAAATTAGTAATAATAATTCTTTTAGTGCCATCATAATCCCATTCGTATATATAATAGCCAAACAAAGATAGCATAGGATTTAAATATACTAAATTATTTTTAACATATAAAATGCCAATTAATATAAACAAAGATAAATTAATTACTAAAGTTGACTCCTTTTTGAGTTCTAAAGATAACATTGGTGTTAAATACGTCATAATATAACTAATTACATTATCACCAGTTGAAGTAAAACTACCTTTGATTGGTTCATTTTTATTAGTTTCCTGACAACAAAAATAGATTACTGTGCCAATACTGATTAAAATAAATATAATTAGTATAATCAAAAAGAATGAGTAAATGGTTGGGTTTATTTTACTCTCATCATCGTTCACCCACTCAGTATATCCTTTGTAAATAAGTAATAAATAAAGAGGTAAATATGAAGAAATATATAAATTTATTCTATATAGCATAGTAATACCTCCTGATTATTAATTATTACAAAGAATTATCTATTCTTTTTTGTCCTCCAACAATGGATTTATAAGCCGCATCAGAAATAAGGGTGATAAACTGTTGTCTTAATTTTGAATCGTATTTAAGTACTTTACCATTATACTCAATCCCTTCAAATTTGTCTTTGAATTCGGGATCAGTGAGCACTTCCCTCACTTTATGTTTATTAGTAAAAAATGCTTCAACTCTTTGAGGATCAGAATTCATTTTAGTAAGCCTTCTTGCTATTCTTGAATCTCTCTCTGAAGTCTTAATTAATTCTTCAATATTGTCTATAAAACCGTAGCCTTCAATTTCTTTTAATACAGCGGCTGATTTTTTTTTAAATTCTGTTTCCATTTGACAACATTTTTCGAACAAAGTAATATGGTTTATTAAAACTTCATCGTTATACACTACCATAGCAATATTCTTACTAAAACCGAATGTATCATGTGTATCTAATTTTCTAAATTTATTATTTTGTAAATTACCAACCAATTTCATTCTTGAAATCTTGGATAATTTTGAGAATTCACCTACAAAAATAAAATTTAATCCATTGGGAATAGTAACCTCCACAGCATATGCAATAAACTTATCTGTACTAACATCTTTTATAGTATCTGCAGGATTGTCATCCTGAAACATTTGAATAAATGACTTAATTCCAGTATATTCGTTAATTGATGTTGTGAGAAAAGATTTTTTACCTGTATGATCCATTACAACATCATATTCTAGTTGCTCTCTATTCCTTGTTCTAGTATTTTGAAAAAAAACATTAAATATACTAAGTAAATCTTCTTGAGCATCCCGTTCTATTTCTAGATTACACAAAATTACACCATCGTTATTATTTCTTTCCTTAATTAAATAGAATTTTATATTTCCAAACAATAGTTCGCTAGATGTTTCTTTCAAGCTTTGATAAAGTGCATTAATGTCCAATAAAATAACCTCCCTACAATTTTAATCTGCTACATTAATTAAATCAAAAAGAAGTCAAGAAAACAATCGCTTTCTAAACTTCTTTTCTAGCAGATATAATCATAAGGATTATGGCAATAATATATCACGAACTTACGTTCCCGTCAATGACCAATAATAGACAACAACGGATGATAGATAATAAGAACAATTTAGAAGGAGTTAAAATTCACATCCTTATTCTTAATATTTCCGTTGCTGTCTATCGAAGCTTAATTGTGAAACAATAATAAAACGATGTTCCTTTTATTATTATTTTGTCTCAGACCTATCACTAATCTTTCGACACTACCATAATATCACGTTAAAACACTCAAAAACCCTACACTATCCCTACAAAAACCCTACAAAATCAACGATACTTAACTAATACGCCTTTTTTATATGCTTCTGCAAATTCGATCAGAGCGATAGATTTCAGCTTCTCTACATTCTTCTCTCCGTATCCTCGTATCAATTGACCTATTTCATAATTAGAGTGCTTGTTTACGTCACAGAAGCTGTAATAGAGTATCTGACGGCTAATCAGACTAAGAGCCATCAAAGCCGCTAAAATCGCGTCTCTCTCCGCTTCTATATCCATCATCTGAATGATCGCGTCTTCTGTCTTATTGCCGTGCTTCGGTGCCTTCGGCATATCCGTAATAATCGGCGACTTAATATCTATCAAAGAGCGACCTGCCATCCGCTCCAAACGCCGAAAGTTCTTCAGCACATCTCTCGCATTACATCTTGTCTGTTTGAAATCTACCTCTCGTAACAATTGCATCAAGTCAAACCGCTCCTTTTATGTGATATAATAAACTTGTCTGTTTTATTATGTTAGTCGGAGCGATCCGGCTTTTTTATTTGTCATTGATTAGTTCAATATCCACCAATCTCACTACAGCTAAATTCTCTTTGCTTTTCGCTAACCACTTGTCACATTCCATCGTGTTTTCAATGCGAATGATCGCTGAGTGATTATAGACGTGTTCTACATATCCACGAAATGGATAGATGAATCCTTCTGCTTCGCAGCGAACCATGTCACCGACTTTGACTTTTGGCTTCTTACGTGTTTTAGGGTTCTTTGTCGGCATATCTAGCATTAAACCGCCGATACCATGACTACTAGCGTAGAATCCGTCTTTTAGTTTCATCTTTCTGCCTCCCATTTACGATCATCATTTAATATCGAAATCCCAAACTTACGAATAGTCTCACTCGCATCAGCAACACACTGACTTACTACTTTATATGCTTCTTCTACTGAAACTCCGTATTCTTTTTCAAACTTTGCCTTTAGTACATTCAGTTCCTGTTTTCTTAGTTTTGCTATTCTGCGATGTCTGGTGTTCATTCCGCTTCCTCCATGTATTCGTCTAATATCTCTCTATACTTTTCTACAAACTTGAAACGATCTTGATGAAGTTTCTTGCTCCAATTTGTTTGCCGATCCAGCTCACGCATCTGATCGAACCCTTTTTGAATTTCGTTGTGATAAAATTCAATGTTTGCTGCTGCTTTCCAATGCCTCGATGTTCGAACTCCTGATCCTGTTTCAGCCATTTCCAACTTAACTAATTCCGCTCGTTCTTTTGATTTTTTGTCTTTCTGAATCTTCATCATGATTTTCTTGAGGATGATGTCACTGTATTGTGTAATAAGATCCATTATTTCTCCTCCTCAATCTCACATGCCTGTTCAAACTGTCTAGTGATGTTTTCTAACGCTTTTTTGTACTCGATAATACTTTTTATCGTTCTTTCTTCACTTAACACGTAATCGCGTTGTATTGCCTTTAAACACGATGAGACAGTTTGAAAGTATCCGATATCTGCTCGTGATTCTTCTTTTGCTTCGGTGTAGCGGATGTTTCCTTCCTCATCTCGTCTTACCTTCGATAAGACAATATTTCTAGAATCACTGGTAATTCGATAATCTTCGATTTTCATATCTAGCATTTTTTCTCCTCCACATACCTAAACTGTCGTCCTTTTGAATCAATCCATAAGCTCCTAGCTCTATCCCAGATAATGTTTTTGCTTAATCCAGTAATTTCAGATAACTGTTCAGCTGTACCTGTTACTAGAATTCGATCACCATGCCAGATTGCAATTTTTCTCGGCGTTTTCCGTTTAGACTTTTCAGTCCACATTGATTTACCGAGCTTTTGGACTTCTGCAACTATTTCTTTGTCTTCTTGCCAATTCTCAGAATGTGTCAGTTCGATGATTCGTTTCATTGCTGCTTTTTTATCCACATTCATTCCTCCAATCTACGAATTTCCCTTCTTAAATTCTCTATGTGCAAATCGATTGCCTTTCTAGCCGTTTCATTGACCATCACTGCCTTTGTCCGCTCCAGATCGTCAATCTCACGCTGAAGGCTTCGAATACGCATTTGAATCACTTCTTCTGTTGCTATCATGATCTCTTCCTTTCTCATCAAAACGGAAGTTCTAAATCAGTATTCATTGACGAACCATCAAACGGATTGGAATTAACGTTTTTTGATTGATTGTTTTGAGCGTGTGATAAGTCGTTAGAGCTGTTTTGGTTGTTCCCTTTATAATTTGTCGTCTGATTGTTCGAAACGCTTGTATCGTTGTTAGAACGGCTCTCAAGTAGATTGAAGCGTTCTACGACTACTTCCGTCACAAAAACTCGGTTTCCTTGTTGATTTTCATAGCTTCTGGTTTGAATACGCCCAATCAATCCAATCAACGAACCTTTTTTCGCATAGTTTGCTAAAATTTCAGCTGTTTTTCTCCACGCTACACAATTGATAAAGTCTGCTTCTCTATTTCCATTCGCATCTTTGAAGTCACGATTTACTGCTAATGTGAAAGTCGCTACTCCTGTTCCACTTGTTGTGGTTCTAAGCTCTGGGTCTTTTGTCAATCTTCCTACTAAAGTCACTGTATTAATCATCTATTCTTCCTCCAAATCGTTTATCGTTCTTTTTCCTTCGACTATCTCAATCGCTTGTTCTAAATTCCAAGCCACACCATTCAATACCTTGTGTTCGTTCGCTGATTCCAAAAATTTCACTTGGTCTTTTGATGGTCTTCCCTTGCCAATCTTCACTTCAACAAAAAATAGTTTCCCATCACCACTTCTTGCCCCGAATAAATCAGGAAAGCCCTTTTCTAGCCCTTGTCCTCTCGTTTTGTAAGTCAGTTTCTTTCCTGAATCTACTTGCCAACACTTATGCCCTAAATTTCTTAGCTCGTTTTTGATTTGTTTTTGAAGGTCTAACTCGTTCAAATGTCTACCACTCCATTTTTCTTTTCATATTCTGCAATCTCTATCGCAAGCCATTTCGTTTCTTCAGCCATCTCCATCAAGTCGTTTTCAGTCAATATCATCACTTGTTTCTCTAATAACCTTACTAACTTACTTCTTTGCAATTGATTCTCTTTGAAGATTGCTAAATAAGTTTCCCCGTCCATTTATCCTCTCCACTCGTCAAAGTCAATGCTAAAATCCATGAATTTCTTGTTGAAAATAAACGGTGCTATACCTGTCATGCCTTCTCTGTTTTTCGCAACGTCACACCGTATCTTTTGGCTATCATTTTCATCAGCGGATAGTAGCAAAGTGACGTTTGCATCTTGCTCTAATGATCCTGATTCTTTTAAATCGCTTAGCATTGGCCGCTTATCTTGCCGTTGTTCAACCGCACGACTTAACTGCGCCAATAAAACAATCGTGATTCCGTAATCAGTCGTGAGTTTTTTTAGTTCCCTAGTGACTTCATTCATTACTTGCCGTTCATTTTTTCGTGTGTCGTTGACAGTGATAAGTCCTGCGTAGTCTACAAAAGCAACATATCGCTTAGCCCCAACACGTTTTTTGATTGCATACTTAATATCATTCAAATTTGAGTATTCAGAAGTATAAACACGCATATCGAACGCTTGTTTCATTTCTTCGTATGCTTTTCTTGCTTTTCTCTTGTTGTCGTCGGTCAATTTATCTTTTCCAACGAACAGCAGTGAATTAATTCTTGTTACTTTAGACACAAGGCGAGTCATCAGCTCATTTTGCCCCATCTCGAAAGTAAAGAAGTCGCAAGCTACGTTATCGTTTTTTGTGAACAACTCGTACATGATGTTTAAGGCAAATGCCGTTTTCCCTGTTGCCGGTCTACCTGCCAAAACAATCAATTTCCCACCTGTTATCCCTCCACCTAAAAAGTCATCTAATGGTTTGTAGGTAGTCATTGCGTTACTAGGTTTTTCCAACATTTCGCAAAATTCAGCGAATGCTTTATCTAACCTGCCGTCAGACTTAATAAAATTGATTTCTCGCTTTTCTTCGAGTAGCCTTTGTAATTTGTCACCATCTGTCTTAGAAAGTGTCTGTGCGTACTCTATTGATGCTGTGTGTAATCTACGATCAAGATAGCTATCGTGTATTTGTCTTGCTAACTCTCTTTCGATACCAAGTTGCCTAGCTAATCCTTTTAGAGTTTCTAATTCATCAACTGTTCCAGCGTTCAATAAGTCAATACTGCGCATTTCCCTATGAACCTGTTCTACGGTGTAGTTCATTCCTCTAAGCCTTGTTAATGACTCGACAATCATCTTTGCTTGAGTATTTTCAAACCATTCAGAATCTACATCAATGCTTGTAATGATAGATGGATTGTTTAACATTTCCGCCACTAAACTAAGTTCATTGTTCATACGCTTCTGCTATCCTCCGCTGTGATTCTGCTATCTCATCTGATATTGTCTTTTTAGTGTTGACAGAATAATCGTATTCATCTTCCCAACCACGATTACTAAACCAAGTTGACCCATGTTTGATATAGCTTTCTTCTATTTTTTTAGTTTCTATTTCTTTTTTATAAGATAGTATTCCATCTTGTATCTGTTTATTTGTAGCACCATCTTTGATTGCTTTTTTGTAATGCTTGAACGCAGCTGTTTTCCCTTTTTTTCTAGGGTATAATTTCCAAAGTTTATCAAAGTCATTTTTCATCTTTGATGAAGAATGATCTATATTATTATTTGTATTATTAAATAATGTATTATTATCTTTGACTTTTTCGTCAATAGGGGTATTGCGTTTTTCGTCAATAGGGTATTGATTAATTCGTAGGTACCTATTGATTATTTGATTGGTACCCTCTTTGTAAATGATTTCCCGATTCAAGTATCCAAACTTAATCAAATCACTTACCCATCGCGATATGGTCTCTTTATTCACACCATATAAATCTGCAAAGTACTCATTGCCTGCCCAACAAAAGCCTCTTTCATTACACAAGGCCGTTATCTCTCCGTATAACAACTTAGTATTTGGTTTAAGTCTTTTGTCGTACCTTACGTTGGCTGGTATAATCGCATAATAACTTCGATGTTCTGTCATTTTTACCCTCCAATATTTAACTTTTTGATTGTTTCCTGGTTTAATTTGATCCCTTTGATTTGATATTTATTTTTGAAATTGATCACACCTATTTTGTGTTTCTCTGTGTGATGGATTCTGCAGAGTGCTGCAAATGTGTACTCTGAATGATCAACTTCTTTGCGCTTTCGTCTTCCTAGCGCTTTGTCAAAGTGATCGATGTCAGCTCCTGTTTTGCCACAGATGCAGCAGACTCTTTTTGTAATGCATTTGTAGAAGTAATATTCTTGATTCGCTGGTAAAATCTCATAGCCTTCTTTGAAAGGAATATGATGTTCAAAGATGAAATCTAAGATGATATTTGCTAAGACATTAGCATCACTCACAGTTGTATTCGATTCGTCTTTGAGGCTTATTTTGCGCCCTGTGACGCCTTCAAAACGGAAGTAGAAGAATTCCTTCCAGAAGTCCGTTGGCATGCCTGTATCGATGAAAATATCGCCTATGAGCGCATAGATGAAGTTTCGTTGCTGTACAGTGAAACGTCTAGGATCAATAAAACGAATTTCAATAACTCGATCGCCATTATATCCGTCGTACATCGTCTTCAAACGTTCGATGTTCACTTCTTCATTAATAGTTGCACCTATGTCTTTTCCTTTGAACTTTTTCAGAACCGCTGAATATGAATCGATTAATGGTTTAAACACTCATATCACTTCTTATCTAATTCTTTTCTCTTAGCTGCTATTGCTCGCTCCATCAAGGCACATTGCTCATAGCTTAACTGTTCAATAGTTTCAACGTTATCAGCTAAGAGCCCTAATTTATCTGTCTGCTCATTAACATATTCAATTAAGGTTTTGGTCATATCTTTACCCATCTGCTCATTGAAAGCTTCTAGAATCGTCTCTAGCATATTTAATTTCTTTGTATCGATTCTAGGTGGTGTTGGAATATCTTCCCCTTGAAATACATATAATCCCAGTCCGTGTAGAGCCAATGCTTTCACAAAGCATCGCTTCAATGAGTTATTGATTTGCATTGCATTTGGTTTAACAACTGGTTGGTTTCGATAATCTAAAACAGGAAATAATTCGGTTTCCGTGTGTCCTTTAACCGTTACTGAGACAGATACATAAGTCCCAGTTTCATCCATAAGAAAAGGTTTATATTCCTCAACAAGAAAGTCTTGATGAGTTCCAGAAACAACCCTGTAGTGTTTATACTCATTAATAGTTACCGTTGCCTGTGGATCATTCTTTTTCATAATCTCCCACGCGTGAGCCCAAGATAAATAATCAAAATTTCCTTTTTTCTTGAGTATTTTATTTAACTTGCGACTAAAAAGTTTTTCAAAATTCGTTGTCCCTTTGTTTTCACTCATCAAATTCTGCCTCCATTTCAGCAATGTATTTCTTACCTGATCCGTAATAAGAGATATCAATCAAGTTATCTCTGTCATACTCTTCTAGCGCATCAATCAAGCCATCTTCGATGACATAGATATATTCAGGTTTTTTGGACTTCCTCGATAAATGGATAAGATAGACATGATCCCAAATACTCACAAAATTTCCCAAATCGTCTTGATCACATGCTAGTTCTTCATCCGTCAAAAGATTTCGTCTGATTTTTCGATTATTTGTTTCCTTGACATTCGATTTGCCCCAACTAGGATCAGTCAAATATTGATCTAGAGTGGAAAGTTCTTTTTCCATGTGGTAACATCTCCTTAGATGTATTTTGTTTTGTGACTCTATGCTTGCCGGCGGAGTCACTTTTTTATTTTTCAAAATTACTAATTCTTGCATTATTTCTTCTCTCCTTTTTGATATAATTTGAGTAAAAAGGTGGTGAATTACTTGATAAAAATTTTGAGCGATTACCAAGTCGCTATTACTTTAATCATTTCTATTTCAGGATTTTTTTTATCCCTCTATAACTTATTTAAAGATAAAAGAAAAATTACGCTCTCCTATTTTTTAGTTAAGCATGATAGAAGTAATCGAATGATTCTTACTGGCGTAATTGCAAACCCATCAAAAATGCCAAACTCAATTATCGAATGTACGTATCTTTACAACGGTAAGAAAATTAATTGTTCACATTATCACGCCAATGGTTTTGATATGGGAAGCATTCATAAAAGCAGCCTTTTATCTCCTATACCGTTGGCACAAGCAATCTCTCCTGGCTACTCAGTCGCTTTTTCAGAAGTTTTAGATATGAAAGATATATTACCTGGTGAAAAACTTGTAATGGTCATAAGAACAGCTAATTATCAAAAAAAATTTAAGTTAAAGCTAAAAGACTCATTTTAATTGAAAAATTTTTCTTTAATAATCAAATACAAATTAATTATTATTGATCCAATCCCACAAAACATAATTAACAGAAATACAATATCGTCCTTACTCATTAGTCAGTCCCTCCCGATTGGCTTTTTTGTTCCCAATCTTTTCTTCGCTCGATGTTCTGTTTTGCTAGAATCGTTGACTCGTTATGATGCCACCAACGATCAGCGATAATTCTGCCAATTTGTAATACTTATTTTCTACTCATGTGAAACTTATTTGATTGACAAAGTATTGCCTATTTTGAATAAATCATTAGAAAAATTGTAAGCATTAGACATACTAGAACCGCATAGGATGTATACCAGTATTCGCCGCGTTTTCTCATGTAGTTATTTACTAAAACGGCCACGAGATAAACACCTAATAAACAGAACCACACTTTAGTCAGCCTCCCTGGTTGGCTTTTTCGCTCTGTACTCAGCTTCATCTAACCCTGCGAACATCCAAACGAGGTAGACAATTACCCCGATCAAAGCTTGTCTGCTTCCCCAGACACTCAGCAGATAAATAATGATTGGTGCACTGAATACGATTGTTGTATTTAGTTTGTCCATAAATTTCCCTTCTTTGCTGTCATTATTTCCGAACACTTACCCGATATTTTATTGTGCTAGAACCCATGCTCTACATTTTTCTTTGTCGTAAAATTTTTGATCGCCTATACGCCCGAATGGAAGTCCTTTATCTTCCCACTTACGAATAGTTGCAGTTGATACTCCGAAGTATTTCGCTATCTCTATTTGCTTTAATACACGTTTATCAACTGAGGCATCTCTTCTTGCTTTTGCAATTTCATCAGTTATGATTTCATGAATGTAGCTACGAAGTGCTGCCTCATTTTCAGGCGTTAAGATTACTTCCATAATCCTGAACCTCCTATCGAATTTTATTTTTCTTTCCAAACTCCATTCCAAAAACTCATGCAATTCTCTGCCGTTTACTAACTGCTCATTCTCCTCATTTGTTGTTACTTTGATTAGTTATTTCATTCGTTTTCCTCCTCTACAATTCGTACATAGTAATAATCGAATCTATAATTCTGTTTGCTTCTGCAGAAGTCTTTTTACCGTTTAAAATTAAAGATAAGTAGCTTTTGCTAATTCCAAATCTTTCAGCAAGCATGGTGTAAGTTAAGAACTTTGAACTTTCGACATATTCTTTGATTTTTTCTCTATCTCGTCGAGTGATTTCTGCAATGTCAGTCACACTAAAACTCCTTTCTAACCAATTTCCTCTAAATCCATTTGAGGGTAATATCCTTCTTTTTTTAGTAATTCGTAGATAAATAGACGCCCTTTCTGTGTCCATTTGGTATTCATTACAATTTTAGTGCCACCATCGGCTTTCGGGATCTCAGTTGTATGAGATTTTGTGTATCCTTGGTTCATGTGTTTTTTGCACAATAACCATTGGTTACCGACTTTTTTCTGAACACCTAGTTTATGAAGTAATTTATTCATCTGTTGTGGAGACATCCCATAATCTGCTGCAATCTGACTAATTGTTACTGAATCTGTAGAAGATAATATGCTATCTAAATAGGAGATTTTGGGTTCGTACTCGGCAATCTTTTGTTCTGCGATTAATCTTCCAGTTCTTTCTTCTTTTAGTTGAGTTGCTAATTGAATGATTGTATCTGGATTAAGCAAAGCTTCTTCTACTTTTTCTGGAGTTAGATAACCTCCATGTTTTCTAATTGCTGGCAACACTTCACTTGTTACCCAACGTTTAAATTTTTTGGCAGAGGGAAGTTTTGATTTTAAGATTAAACTGTAAAGGCCTGACTCGTTGATGATTGTCATCTCTCTTGATTGACCTGAGGTCGTGATTCGCGACCCCATCTTATCTTCCAAATCTACATGCCGCGACAAAGCATCTTTAGTGTTTGAATAACCCAAAACACTCGCAACATCTTTTCCTACAAAATACGGTTCATTATTTACTAAAACTGTTCGAACTTCGTTTTGTTCGAAATTAAAAATTTGTGGTGTGTTCATATTTCTCATTCCTTTCTTTTATATTCGTAAACAAATTTAACAACTTTTTTCTAAATTCAATTGACAAAGCATAGAGTTTTATTCTATACTTTGTACATAGTTAAATAAGACATATAAACATTGATTTTAAAAGCTTTCTTGGCGGTTGGCGTTTAATAATCAAAAGTGTTTTTGTTGTCTTTTAAGTTGTTAAATTTGTTTACAAGAACAAGTATAGAGGCTTAACTCTAATTTGTCAACAGATAAATAGAGTTTTATTCTATATTTTTTCTTGTCAGTCTAGAAAGGTTGACATATCAATGAATCCATACGAAAAAATAAAAGAATTAACAAAGCAAAACGGAATATCTGTAAGAGAATTAGAAAAAAGATTGGGATATTCAAATGGATATTTCAGTAAATGGAAATCAGTATCACCAAACTCCGAAGGTTTGGCAAAAGTGTCAGATTATTTTGGAGTTTCTATAGACTATCTTCTAGGAAGAGAGAAAAAAGAGGCCCCTAAACATGTGGATTTATCAGAAGACGATACTGTTTTTTCTTTTGATGGAAAAGAAATATCTAAGGAGACAATGCGTAAAGCGATTGCAATTGCTAAAGCTTTAGAAGAAAATGAATAGTTGGAGTGATGGGTTGTATGTATTTAAAGTTGAAAGAAATGCTGAGTGAGTATAATTTAAAGTTAATCTATATGGAAATGGAAGAACCAGGTTTTTATTATCCAAAACCAAGAATAGTATTTTTGAATGAAAAACTACACGAAGACAGTTCTGAAGCTTTTCATTTAGCCCACGAGCTCGGTCATTTCATTGCTTCACATTTTGAATATTCAGCACTGTACGATAACTCTACAACTTTTCATTCAAAGTTCGAAGCTGAAGCTGATAGAATCGCTATTATGATTCTACTTAATATCTTTATTGAGAATGAATTAACAGATGAATCTCAGTTCAAATTGGAAAATTTTATGGAATTCTATGCTATCAATAATAAGTTAAGAACAGAATGTTTTAATGTTTGCCAGTCATATTTCAAGAAAAAATACTCTTATGCACAGTAAAAAAAGCCCGTGCTGCAACACGGACTCATACCTCATTTCTGAGATCACAAATATATTATACCAGAAAAGAGGGAAACGAAATGAAAAAGTCTATTTTATGCGTTGGGATTTTAGGTTTGAGTTTAGCTGTTTTAGGGGCTTGCTCGTCTAATGATGGTGGCAATAAAACCGCTGAGGAATCAACTACAACAATTTCAAGCTCTACCACTACGGAAATCCAAGCATCGGCTCAACAAACATCCGAAAGAGATGTGATTGAAATGTCATTTAAAGACAAAACGTTGACTGGACCTGGTTACAAACTCACTATCGATAAGACGCAGGTCGGAAAAGACAATTTTTCCGGAGAAGACGGATTGATTATTTGGTACACGCTAGACAATCAGACAGAAGCAAATATGGTGCCTAGCGATATGTTTTCAATGCTCACTTTTAGCCAGCAAGATGATACGTCCGAATATGATCTAACATCTAGTGTAGGTACTTTTGCCGTGGATGAGGCACTCTATCCTATGTACAACGAAGACGGAAGCCCACTCGAAGATGACGCTGCTTATTATGAAGCTGTAACTAATCAAAATAACTTTTTGGATGAAGTAGACGCTAAATCTGACGCTGAACTGTTGCCGGGTAAAAGTGTACAATGCGTCACGGGAGTCGTTTTAAATAATACTCAAGGCGAAGTAAAAATTAAGCTCGGAGAAGACTTCCCCGCAAGCGAAAATCAAGAACTGATAGTTAGTCTAAATTAACAAAAAACACGCCCACCGTCCAAAGTTTGTGGACGTGGGATGTTAAACCTATAGTAGGCTTCTTTACAACTTATTGTATCAAAGAAAAGAGGAGTAAAAAATGAAAAAAGTTAGCGTTATGTTGTTGTTAAGTACTGCTCTGCTACTTTCAGCTTGTTCAAATAATAAAAAAGCTGAATCAACAGATGCCACTTCTAACCAAGAAACAAAAATAAGTAAAACAAAAGAAACAACTGAAACCAGTTCATCTACTAGCAAATCTACATCTAAAACAGATTCTAGTTCAACAGTTACAAGCTCCAACCAAGTTACGGCGGAACCTAGCCCAACAGTTATAAGCTCCAGTCAGAGTACAATCCAAACCGCACCTCAAGAAGAAACATATGAACAGATGAAACAACGCACTTTACAGTCAACTCCAGCTGATCGTGCAAATTGGTCCAACAAAGAGTGGGAAGCTTTCGGCGTGGCCCTTTATGAAAATGGATTGACTACAGATGATGCTGGCAATATTATCAGTCAAGATCAGAAAGAACAACAAGCAGCATCTCAACAAAATCCAGAAGACCAACAAACAAGCGCTCAGCAAGACGCTGACACTTTATCACTTACTGATTTTGTTAACAAATACGGGATGTCGCCTGTTGCATGGAAAGTACAGAATGGAATGTCTGAAGAAGAAGCATTGCGTACAACACAGCAAAAGACTTCCGGTGAAGTTCAATTAGGATTTTCTAAATACGGAATTCAATAATATATTTTTATGCCCTACTATTTTGCCTATAATCTCTAAAAAAAGTTATAAAGAAAAAAGCCCGTGCTGCAACACGGACTCATACCTCATTTCTGAGATCACAAATATATTATAACAAGAAGTGAGGGGTATTTAAATGGCAAAAAAAGTTATGGGTCAAGATGGGAAAATGTATAAGGTTAAGAAACCGTTTTATAAACGGGTATGGTTTTGGTTGTTAGCGGTTGTTGTGGTGTTTATTGCTATAGGTTCGCAAGGAGGCAGTGATGATGCTAAAAATACCGTCGCTGAAACAACTAAAGAAAGCGTGACAGAAGTGTCTTCTGCAGAATCGGTAGCAGAATCTACAGTCGTTGAAGAAGAAACTGAAACTACTGAAACTACTATAGAAGAAGTTACTCAAGAAGAAAGTGTTCCTCGTGAATACAGAAATGCATTGATCAAAGCTGAAAGCTATCTAGGTTGGGCTGGTATGTCTGAAAAAGGTTTGCGTGAACAACTAGAGTTTGAAGAATATCCAAGCGATGCAATCGATTATGCGCTGGCTAATGTTGATGTCGATTACAACGAACAAGCTTTGGCTAAAGCGGAAAGTTACGATGATTGGGCATCAATGTCAGATTCGCAATTGTACGATCAACTTATATTTGAAGGTTTTACAGATGAGCAAGCACAATACGCTTTAGATAACCTACCACAATAACTAATAAAAACACGCCCACCGTCCAAAGTAAGATCGTATAACTAAGGAGGTGATGCCAGCTATTTTAGTCCGAACACTTACCCGAGCGAAAGGACGAAAAAAATGGCAACATTCGAACAATACAAAAAGAAAAACGGTGAAAAATTGTGGAAGTTTCAAACTTATTTGGGAGTAGATCCCTTGACTGGCAAACAAGTGAGAACTACACGAAGAGGTTTTAAAACAAAAAAAGAAGCTCAATTAGCGCTGACCAAATTACAATTGGAATACGAAAGTAATGGTCTAAATAAGTCTAAAGAGTTAACTTTTCAAGAAGTATACGATCTATGGATTGTAAATTATGAGCAGACAGTAAAAGAAAGTTCTTTCGTTAAAACAAAAGAACAGTTTGCGAATCATATATTACCAGCATTTGGTGCTCTTAAAATCAACAAAATATCGATTGATATAGCTCAAAAGTTCGCTAATGAAAAGGTAAAAAGATTTGTGTTGTATAGAGAATTCATCAATAATGCTTCGCGTATATGTGATTATGCTATTAAATTAGGATATCTACAAGATAATCCTTTTAAAAAAATCACAGTTCCAAAAAGAAAGGTCTCTGTTCATGAAGAAAATACTTTAAACTTTTTTAATAAAGAAGAACTAGAAATCTTTTTGAAATCAGTAGAAAAGAAAAAAGATATTCGTATGTATTCTTTTTTTCGGACACTAGCCTTCACAGGGATGCGCGTAGGCGAGCTCTTAGCTCTCACATGGAAAGACATTGATTTTAACGATAATTATATCAAGATAAATAAAACTCTCGCCAGAGGAAAAAATAGACGCCTTTATGTAGAGCAACCTAAAACCAAAAATTCTAAGCGAGATATACCAGTCGATGATGAAACTATGAACATCTTGAAGAAATGGCGATTAGAACAAAGAAAATGGTTGTTAACATTGGGAATTAATACGTTAAGCAAAAATCAACTGGTATTTTCTAACCAGAAAAACGAATATCTCCAATTATCTAAGCCTCGTAAATGGTTAGAAGTGATTATCAAACAAAATAATCTTAAACGTATTACTATTCATGGTCTTAGACATACACATGCTAGTTTACTTTTAGAAGCTGGTGCAAATATTAAGGACGTACAAGAACGTTTAGGCCACTCGTCTATTCAAATCACTATGGATTTATATATCCACATTACAGACAAACGAAAAGAAAAAACAGCAGCGCAATTCGCAAAATATATCGGTATTTAA